TACAGCATATGTTCCTTTTGGCTGATATACACCGCCAACATATACTTGCGTATTTTCTTCTTTTACAGGATCGAGTGATAATGTAAATGCTGTTGTAGAAGCATTACCATTAAATGTATCAACTGTTGAAGCTTTGCCCATTACAACACCACCGATTGTGTATGCTATAACTTTTGTGCTATTTGCTGGTGCAGTATCAAATGTAAGAGTTGTGCTACTTACATTGAATGAATCTGCATTTTGGTATACACCGTCTATGAATACAATTAAGTCTGTGTCTGAGCCTGGTGCTTTTGAAAGTGTAAATGCTGTTGTAGAGCCATCTCCATTAAATGAGTTATGATTAAATGCTCCACCTGTAGTTACATTCGATAAATTATTTACTTCTACACTTGTTCCATTTGGTGGTGCAGCACTAAATGTTACTGTTGAACCAGATGTTGAATATGCTCCTTTTTCCTGATATACACCGTCTATAAATACCCAAGTTAGATTTTCATTTGTTATTGTTGTTCCAGTATTAAAAGCTGTTGTTGAACCGTCTCCTGATCCTTCATATACACTAACAGTTTGATTTAGACCTATACCACCAGATCCCCCACCTCCGCCAGAGATTGTCTGATTTGATACATTTGTTATTCTTCCTTGTGCATCTACTGTAATTTGTGGTGAAACAGTTGTAGAACCGTATGTTCCCGCTGTTACTGCTGTGTCTGCAAGTTTTGCTGCCGATACAGCGTCGTCTGCTAATTTAGCTGTTGTTATTGCTCCGTCTGCTACAGTTGCTGTCCCGTTTGAAGCTGATGTTATACGACCATCTGCATCGACTGTTATGTCGGCATTTGTATAAGCCCCTGCTGTTACTGCAGTAGCTGCAAGTTCACTTGCTCCAACTGCTCCAGTTGCTATGTGTGTTGCGGTTACAGCATTTGCTGATATTCCTGTTGTTCCTGTAATTGTAATAGTATCAGAACTAGCATTTGTTGTAAGTGTAATTCCTGTTCCGCCTACAAGTGTTAATGTGTCTGTAGAAGAGTCTGCAACTACACTGCTCTGTCCGGATATAGCAATAGTTTCAAAACTATTTGATGCACTTCCACCACTTGTTACAGTACCAAAAGATAAAGTTCCACTACCATCTGTTTTGAGTACTTGTCCACTTGATCCATCAGTTACATTTAACTGGTCTATACCAATTTGGTTGTCATCAATATGTCGAGTAAGAATACTATTTGATGCTATTTTTGTTCCATCAATAGCGTTATCTGCAACGTTTGCTGTAGCAATAGTATTTGCTGCTATCTGTGTTGTTGTAATAGTTGCATCAGCTATTTGATCTGCTGTGACTTGATTATCGTCTATATGTCTAGTAAGAATACTATTTTGTGCAATCTTCGTACCGTCTACTGCATTGTCTGCAATGTTTCCTGTTGCAATAGTATTTGCAGCAATCTGAGTTGTAGTAACTGTTGCATCTGCTATTTGATCTGCTGTTACTTGGTTATCGTCAATGTGCTTTGTTAGAATTGAGTTTTGAGCAATCTTTGTTGAAGTTACAGCATTAGTTGCTATTTGAGCTGTTCCTACTTTGCCATCTGCTATTGCGTCTGAAACAGAGTACGAAGCTGAACCCATGAATCCATGATTGGAACATTGATAGAATAAAACTTGGGGAGTTGATGTAGTAACTGCAATCTGAGTATACGCTCCAGAAGAACCTGGAGTACCATTTGTTGTGACACCTGTTGTATAAGCAGTTGTTTTAGCTGCTTCTAAATAAAATCGAAGTGGATGACCACTATTACTTGAATCTGCTTGATCAAATTTATATGTATTTCCAGGAACAAGAAGTAAATAAGGACTCTCTAAACCATCAATAGTATAACCACTCGAACTGCCAGAACCATTGTATGGATGCGCAGCAGTTTTTGTAACGACTTTCGTTTCATAAGTTTGCGTACCAAAAGGATTAATCCCTTGTGGAGCATAGGTTAATATTGCATCTCCGCTAGTATTTCCATCGACATGTTTTCTTAAAAAGAATTTTCCGTCTTTGGTATTAATACCCATTTCTCCTAACGCAAGGTTAGAAGTTGTAGGATTTGCACCAGCAGTATTTGACCGCTTTAGTTGTATTGTAGCCATATTTATGGTTGTCCTGTTGTCTTACTCTATGTAGAGATTCTTTAGAATGTTCCTCCGTCTATTGTATTTGTAAACTCTAGATCGTTTCCTGAAGAATTAATTTGTAATAATTGATTTGCACCACCTGATGAAACTGCTAATCGTTTGTAACCGCCATCTGACGCTTTACCAATTAATAAGTCACCAAGTGCTGTTGTTGTTACATCACCTTTTAATTTGATTTCATCTGCTGTTACAGATAAAGTTACTGCATCTGGAACTACATTAATTGTGTTACCAGATTTTGTTAAACCATTCCCTGCTGTTATTTGACCAGCACCTGAGAATTGTGTGAATGTTAAGTCAGTAGTATTTAATGTAATTACATTATTTGTTGTAAGCACATAACCTTGGTCTCCGTTAGCAGTACCTTCTTCAACCCATACAAACATACCAGAAGTAACTTCTGCACTTGCATTTGCATCAGTTGAACGAGCAGGTGTACCACCTGAAGCAACTGCTACATAGATACCATTTTCAGAGGCATCTGTTTGATTTTTAAGAAGAACCCTATCACCAGCTACAAGAGTAACGCCATCAATTGCGTCACCTGCTTCTAGTCCAGAAGAACCTGCTGTTAAAGCAACGTTTGCTGTTGAAGCTACATGTACTGAATCTTTAATATCAAGTGCTTGTTTTACTGCATCAACATATCCTTTTGTTACAAGAGTAAGTGCATTTTGTCCACTTCTATCATCATAACCTGAAGGAACTTTAACTGTGCCTGTACCGTTTGGAGATAGTGTTATATCACCATTTGAATTTGTGCTAGAAATTGTATTTGCATTAATATTGATGTTGTCGACATCTAAGTCACCAGTAATATCTGTAGCGGCTGTAACTGCGAATGTTGTGCCGTCAAATGTAAAGTTGGCATCATCTTCAAGTTCACCAGATGTACCTGCAATAACAATTCTATTGTTTGTTAAGTCTGAAACTTTTAAAGTAGAAGCTGTTGTTGAACCAACACCAAGTGATCCACTAATATCTGCATTACCATTGATGTCAATAGTTGTTGCAGTAATGTCGACTTCTGTATCAGCTGCGATTGCTAATGTACCATCTGAAGGAGAGGATACGCTTAGTGCAGAGTCTCTGAATCGTAAAGCCATTGAGCTGTTCAGCATTAAAGCTGTATCAGCAACGTGTGTAAGTGTTACATCATTATCAGCACCAAATCCTAAGACTGCTGAATCGCTGTCAAGTTTAAGGTCATTGCTAATATTAACTGATGTTGAAGCATTGATATCAACAACTGGTGCTGTGATTTCAACTTCTGTGTCAGCATCTACATCCAATTGTCCATCTGTGCTAGAGTTAATGCCGATTGCAGAATCTCTGAATTGTAGTGCCATGCCTGAGTTAAGGCGTAATGCAGTATCAGCAACGTGTGTAAGTGTTACATCTCCGTCTGCTCCAAAAGATACTACTTGACCATCAGTATCAAATTGTACTGTTGGTGCTGTGATTTCTAATAATGTATCTGCATTGATGTCTAATTGTCCGTCTGCAGAAGATCCGATGCTTAGTGCTGAATCTCTGAATTGGAAAACGCTAGTGCTATTAAGAAGTAAACCAGTATCGGCAACATGAGTTAAGTTAACTTCTGAATCTGCTCCAAAGTTTAAGACGGCTGCATCTGAAAGTAATGATACATCATCTGCGAATGTAGTGTCTTGTCCGACTACTATCTTTTCGCTGGAATTTGTTGTTACGAATTTTAAGTAAGAAGTTGAACCTTCTTTAATATCAAGAGAAGCTGCGTTATTGTCAATAATAGACATTACGTTTGCTTGAGCATCTAAATCTATTGTACCGCCGTGAGTAATTATTAAATTACCTGTAGGAGCAATAGTAAGAGTACCACTTGATGTAGAAATAGTATTACTTGAGCCAGTAACTACAATGTTACCACTTAATAATTCATTTATCTTTTTATTCGAGTCAACAATTAGTGCTGAACTCGCTGTATTTGTACCATGTACATGGTCAAGCATATCAGTGAAATATTTACCACCGATTACTAAATTAGTGCCATCTGCAGGATTACCTACAAAAAGTCTAGAGCCTGCGCCACCTTGTGCGCCCGCTCCACCTGTATAAGCTAACTCACCAGCAGTAAGGCTACTTGGAGCCGAAGTACCTGTGGATCTTTTTATCTTAATTGTTGTTGCCATTTTATTTTCCTAATGGAGTCTTAAAAACTCCCCGCATCTACTGTTTCCATGTCGCCTGTTGCTTGTGCTAGGGGTACGAACTGAAAAACGTTGGATGATGTTTCTCTGTAAACTTTGAGCTGATTATCATTCAGATCGTAGAAGAAATCTCCTTCTTCTAAATTTGTTGTTGATGCACTTGGTACATCATTTCCTCTAAAAAATTGATCTGCTAATTGTTCTAATGCATCTTGTACATTAGTAGCAGTTATAACATTATGAGGTGTAAATGTTAAGTTAGCAGCATTGGTTGATGCATCAGTGGGCGAGATTGCGCTAATACTAACGCTTGTTACATCTTCAACTACTGTAATTGTTGTTGCCATTTAAAATGTACTCCCATCTAATGTATCCATGTCTCCTTCTGCTTGAAGAAGAATTTGCCATGCTCCATCTCTATAAACCTTTAATTGATTTGTGTTTGTATTATAAAATAAATCTCCATTGTCAAGATAAGTCTCACTACTTGTGCTAGGATCTGTTGCTCCTCTTGAAAATTGAGATTCTAATTGTTCTATTGCGTCTTGTACATTTGCTACTGATATTGTATTATGAGTAGTAGAAACTACATCACTTGCTACAAATGCACGAAAAAATTGTTCTACCTGTATTGATTGTGAAGTAGTTGTAATATTAGCAATTATGTCATTAAGTGCACTTTCTGTAATAGAAATTGTAGGATGAGCTGCAATAACATTTGTTCTTGCAAGTCTATTTTGCCCTATACGGCTCATCTTGTTACTTCACCAGCTACAGTTGCTGTTCCTTGTATAAGTCTTTGTGAGGTAGTGCTTGTAAATAACTCTAAGTCATAGTAATACTGTCCCACATCTATATCGTCTGTTAGTGTATTTGCAAGTGCCATAGTTAGTATTCCACTACTAGCATTTGATATTGTACAAGTGAACGTAGCTGTAAGAGTACTAGAATCGATTGTGGGGCGCATCTGTGCACGTGCACTAAAGCCTGTAAGATTTTTTGCGGATCCATCTTCTTGAACAGTAAGCTGTAACGAGAAATCTGATCCCTGATCTATTTTTATATTGTAATTACCAGCACTCATGGTTATTTCTTATACCTCCAATGAATTAATTATACCAAAAAATTACACCTGATGTCAAGGATTATTTTTGGAATGTGAAATCGTTATACTTTATCCTTTGGGATATTTATCTTTTACTGCTTTTATAGACAAGTACCATTCTCCAGTTTTTGCTGTTTCTCCAAACTTGCCAGCATCTATGTCTCTCCATAATGCATCAAGCTGATCTCCAATATATGGAAAATAATCAATTCTTTTCATGGCGTGTGTTTGTTCGCTATATTCTAAATCTATATTCATAGTGTTCTCCTTTTTACAAAAATTTTATAAACTACTTCGAAGAATTTGTCTTTTGTAAATACTACTCTCCATTCTCCCGCTGTTTTTGCTGTAAGAGTAAGAGTTCCGCTTGCATCCATTGTACCAGATATTACTCCACTAATTGCTATTGTTGTTCCTTGCGGTACATTTGAAAAAGTAAACTGTTGGTCAATTTCTTTTTCCATAGAATCTAAAGTTATGCCTAGTTCTGTTTTTCGAACTACTGCATCTTCTGCATCATTTACATAATAGTGAGAAGTAGGTGTATCATCTACATCTACTACTAAAGTTGATAGTCCTGTTCCTTCTTGTGCTGAAATAGTTGCCGAATCGGCTTGTCCATTTAATACCATTTCAATCTCTTTGTCAGAGTTATAAAAAACTGTATACTGACTCATAAAAATACTCCTTTGTCTGCTCCGTCTGTTATTACATAAGCGTAATAAATATTTACGCCATCGAATTTTGTGTGTGTTGTTGATCCTAGTAGTGTGGATTGCCCTGTTGCTCCACATTCCATACTTGCAATATATAAATAAGTTGTATCTACTTCGGCTTTTAATCCCATTCCAATTTCATTATTAGCATAGTAGGCTCCTCCTCCAAAACTAAACTGAAAGTTTAAAAAATTAGAACAAGAATGTCCCATATTGTAAGTACGCACTGCTTTTGAACTTGATAAATCTCCCCCATAACTCCATCTTATAAATACAAGAGGTTTATAACTTAATCCATGTGATACTCTTACAACATGTGACGCCGAAGAAGCTCCAGTATAAATAGCTTTAGCCTCATCATATGTTAAGTCTCCTGTAGTGCGTGGGCTAAGTATTCCTTGTCCATAGCCAACAACTTTAGGACTTTCAATAGCATTTGAATCAAAACTCATTCCGCCAGTAGTACTAGTGTTTGTTACATCAACTCCTGGTCTTGAAACAAATAATCCAAAATTACTACCTCGTTTTCCAACAAGTAATCTTTTTGCCATTAGAATATATCTCCAATAGCTGCAAATTTATAATCACCCGCTACATTTGAATTACTTAGTCCTGAATTAGTAAAACTACCTGGTTTTGTTACTGTTGTACTTGTAGCGCCTCCAGTCGAGGTGGCAAGAGGTACATAACCAACTCCCTCTGTCTGAAATATAACCAGTTTACTGTAGTCATTATCGGGAACTGAGATAGTAGGAGTTGCTGAAGCTCCGACTCCAGTTACTGTAGCTGTATCTGCAGTTGTATTTGCACTTGTATTTCCGATTGGTGTAAATTGTAAATATTCATCAATACTTGAACTTGTAGAAAACATTAATTTATCTTCATGTAAACTTGTATCACTTACATCAAATCCTGCTTTTGAGATAAATAATCCAAATTGACTTCCTCTTTTTCCTAATAAAACTCTTTTTGCCATTTTAAAATCCCATATATGTTGAAGTCATATATCCATACCCACAGGGTATACGGAATACTCCTACTTTTACATTTGTTGGAGGATTGCCTCCCATACGACCTTTGTCTAGTGTATAATACCAACTACCACTTGTATCTCCAAAAATAAATCTACTATTTAACGATTCTCCATTCGCTTTTCTGAATTCAAGTCTTTTTGCATATCCGCCTGCTGTGTTTGATGAATAAGTTTGATTTGCAGTATTCGCAGGTGCAAAATATCTTAAATTTGTTCCATGATCTAATGCGTTTGCTGTAAAAGTAACGGGGAATCCTGCATGACGAGTACTATTAATAGGAGAAGGGTCTCCTAAGTTTGTATCTGCTCCTGAATTAAATGCAAACATATCTAATCGTTCTTGTACTCTTTGAGTTATGGAAGTCCCAGTTAATACTGAATCATCTGAAAGTGTTGTTGTTCCATTTGAGTCTGCTACTCTATTTCCTGACGCTGTAGTATAGTAAGAAGTTGAACTAGTATCATATTGAATTCCAGTTCCGTCCTGTAAGTATAAAAACAAAGGATGGTATTCCGTACCTGAAGTATTCTCAGTATCTGCAGTTCCCCCACTCGTTGGTATAAAGTTATTAAAACCTGCAGATGCTGTTGCACTACTAAACTTTCGAAAGTATCTTCCAAGTCCTGAATTTGTTGTGCTATCAAAGAGCAAATCTTTTCCAGAGGCACTTGTTACATCTACTCCTTTTCGTGAAATTCGAAGTCCAAAAACTCCTGATGATATTTTTCCTAATAAAACTCTTTTTGCCATTATGTATTGTCCGCTATTATTATGTTTGCATTTGCAGCACTTAGTTCAATGTAGTTTGTTGCAGATGCACTAGATATTCCAAGAAAAATGTTTCCTGAACTTATAAATGTAAGAGAGTTAGTGAAAGCTCCCTTAAGTTGATCTCTTTCATTTTTATTTGCTACACTTCCAAGTCCTACATCTGATGAAGTGGTACCTGCTCGTATGGCAGCAGTTGAATCTGTATTTGCTCCTAATGCACTTGCTGAAACTGTTCCACCGCCTGCTCCGCTTAATACACCACTCGAACTTATTGAAATACTACTATTTGTTAAAGTTGCAGTACTTGTTAAACCTGTTCCACCTTTTGATGCTGGTAAAGTATTGTTTCCTATTAAAGTGCCATCAAGTTCAATGGCTCCTGCGGCTATCTTTGCTGCAGTGATTGTATTTGCTGATAGTCTATCGGCATCAATACTTCCTGTTGTTATTTTTCCACCGTTAATAGTAGTAGTATTATTATTAATAATATCTGCTGGATCATACCCTGTTATCGCACCACTGCTTCCACTTGTGAATGTTACAAGTCCACTAAATCCAATACCTTGTTGAGACGCTTGGAAAGTCAAATTACTTCCCGATGCGGTGTCTCCACCTGCTGTATTTTCTTCTGCCACAAAGTATGAATACCAGTATTTGTTCGTATTACCGGCTGCAAAGGTTGGTGGGGTTGTTGCCCATCCGCTTGTTAAACCTGCAAAACTATTTGTACTAAATGTATAACTTGTTGCGGAAGGAGTGGCAGGTGCACTTGATGAACTTGCTTGATGATATACAAAGTGTGTTAATGTCTTTGGACCGTTTGCTCCATCTGCTCCTACTACTCCTGCTGTAAGTGAGTATATTATTTCAAAAGTATAGACAGTTCCTGAACTTGTTATAACTTTTGCAATAATAGTATCTCTTACAACATCAGGTTTAAAACTCTGTTTAAATATAGAAGTTCCAGAATATGCTCTCGGTACAACTGTATCAAGTTCTAAAGAAGTATCAGATGTTATTCTATTAATTCTTGCCATGAAACGAGTAGAACCCGCAGCTCCAACAATAAATAAATCTCCTACATTATAATCACTCAAGAAAGAAGTACTTGAACCTGTTACAGTTCCTTCTTCGTTTTCGATAGTTACAGTACCTGAAGCACTTGATATGCCTGCATTTGCTGCTCCGACTTCTGCAAAGTATTCAAAATTAAAAGCATTTCCATCAGCATCTTGTGCTGCTGTATCAGTTTTTAGCTCTACTGCTTTTAGATGATCCGAAGTTGCATCTGCATCAAATAATAAGTATGCTTCTGCACTTGCTCCCATTCCTGAAAACGCTTGCTGTGTATTTCCTGTACCTGTGCCAGAAAGTATAAATTCTTCTTCGTTTCTGGAAAAGAAGGTATAAGTAGACGAACTAATTGTTGCGACTCCACTACTTGAATCAATACTAAGTCCTGCATTGAGTGAGCCACCTGGAAATAATCTTCCGATTTGTGTTGGACTTGGTAATCCTTGTTGATTACCTATCTCAATAGATTTTTGAACAACTGCAGAATTCATTCCTGAAGTATTTATTGTTTTTATTCTTACAGTAAATAGTCCATATCTTGATATTGGTATATCAATAAAATTTGTATCTTTTGTAGCGATTATTTTTTCAAATACAGGTCTAGAATTTACATTGTGTCTAATTTCATAGTGTGATAGATGTTCATAAATCGAGTTAACAGCACTTCCTGAGTTATCTGTTCTTATGCTAGTAGGATGTTGCCATTGGACTCGTAGTATTTTCGGAGTTCCCGTTACGGATGTATCATCTTCTACATTAGGGTTAACATCTTGCTTTAAAGATAGAGTAAGAGATTTTGGTACAGGAACTTCATCTTGGTAAGAAGGTAGAGATTTAATGTTATTTGCCTCAGGTTCAAGTACATATCCTCTGTCTACTAAATCGAATTTTCTTGAATCATATTTAATCGCAGTAATTGCAAATTTTACAGACTCTTGTTGATTAACTCCTGTTACAACATATTGTTGTGCTGAGCCTGCAAGTAATTCTCCTGAACTATTAAACTCTCTAATCGCCCAAGACATATCTTGAGCTGGAGCACTACTAAAAGCACTAGACACCTGTACAGCAGTTACTGAGTTGCCTGTACTTGAAATTGTTTTTGTTTCTACTCGACTGTTAGGATTCCATGATAATACAATAGGGTTACCACTATCATCTACAGCATTTGCTACTTCTGCATCTGTATCTAAAGTTACTAAGGTACTTCCAACGATTGCCGATGGAATATAGTCGCCTCTTGCATAAGATACACTATTAATTGTAGCACTGTCTTGGGCTAAAAATGCTCCTCCTGAAGGGAAAACTACAGATAGCTTAAAAGTATTTCCACTTGATAAGTCTACTGCACTATCAATATTTATAGTAGTTGTAGTACTACTTTCTGAAGTTCTACCACTAAATCGAAGACGATCTCTATCTCCATCCTGTACAAATATTACATCTCCTGGCTTTAGAAATCCGCCATTTAATCCTGTTTCAAAACTAACTCCTTCTGTTTCAAATATCTCTGAAAGTAGATGCCATTTTCCGAACCTAAATGCTTGTCCTTTTGAAGTACATCCAAAAGCGGCTACATCTTTTGAGACAACTCTAGAAGTTTCAATAATATTATTTGTGTCCTCTACAACTTCTACTGCTCTCTTATACATTGATTCTGGATCATTCCAAGTAACTCTAATTTGATTACTTCTATATTCTTGTTTTGATGAGGTATATTGAAATTTTCCTCCAATTACATTTGCTTTTGAAAATGTATATACAGGAGTTTGGAACTTATTTTGTGAAAACTGAATCTGTCCATCCAACCAGTACATCATACCTCTAAATACACTTGTAACATCTTTTAAAACTTTTAAAGCATCTTTTGCTTGAGATAGATATAAATTACAAGTAAATCTTGGTTCTGTTCCTCCTTGTCCATCACTAACTAATTCATCACAATATTTTGCAATTCTAAATAACTCATACTTATCAATTTCTGAGGAATTTATATATTTCCCAATACCATATCTATCATTAGTTACTAAATCATAAAATACCCAAGCTGGATTATCTGAGTAAACAGGTTCATGGTTTGGATTGGTTGGAGAGGTAAATGTTTCTTTGTCGCCTCTAAAATTACCGTCCCATTGTTGATATGTCCCACCTGAATCTGCACCTGTTGTTACGTTTCTGTCATAATCTGCAAGACTTCTATTTCCTTCTTGTCGTGGAAAATAATTTGTGGGTACTTGAATAAGTCGTCCTTGTACATGATATCCTCGAACAGGTAAACTACCAAAAGATTGCGCATCAAATATTACTGCTGCATATGCCGAAAGAGGATAAGATAATTTGTCTTCTAATACTGCTTCAATAGATTGTAGAGTACAGGGGTTATTATGATCATAGTCACCATGCCTTGCATTAGTTGGATTAACTCGTTCGATTTTTACTTGAAAATCTGTAAAAGGTTGAAATTCTTGTAAATCAATAGTGAAAGTTTCAATAAAAGGAGCTTTAGTCTCTGCTTCAACAAGACCAGTATTTTTACCTCCAGCTCTACCATTAAAATTAGAAGTTTTTTTACCGCTTGCTCTACCTTGTATTTGAGCATCTGTTGGTCCAAAAATTAAAGTTTCTGTAAAGGAACCATCTCCTGCTCTCTTATAACCTAAGAATATTCGAAGCTCTACATGAGCAGAAGCTTCATCTCCCGAACTTTTTTTGTTTGCAAGCATCAACGGAAATTTAAAAGTAAGTTTTAATTTATCAATTTCAGATTGATTAGTTATACCCATTGTAGTGGCTGAAATTGTAATAGGAGATGCTGTTGCATTCCCGGATGCTGTAGTATATCCTCCACTAGTAACATTACTCTGTGAGCCTGTTAAAGAAGATAGATCAGTTTGTTGTATTTCTGCATTTGCTCCATACACTATTGAGCCACTGCCAATTCCTGGAAAATTTTGAAGATAAGGTTGACTTCTATATCCATTCATAAATGCATACTGAAAAGAGCCATGATTATAGATAGGTGCAGAGTTTATATCTGATCTAGGAGTAGTAGTAAAAGCTGTAACATTCGCAACATTTCTAGCGTCTGTTCCTCTAGATGAGATATTGGATATTACCGCTGTTGTAGAATTTGTTATTGATGCTATTTTTCCTACTTTATCTATAGCGGCAGTTACATTTGATACAGAAGCTCCTGCTGGAATATCTACATCTATAGAAGTCGCAGAATTAAACTTTATAATTCTAGCAACAAGAGTGCCTCCATTTGCTCCAGCTCCAGGAATTCTTATTTTTTCAGACATGCCATCAAGTAATCCACTAATATGAACATCATTTGAATTGAAAAAACTTGAACCTGCTGTTACTCTTGTACTACCTGCAGTTGTGCTGATTCCACTTGCTAATTGTTTTTTTGCTCCTACTATAGTTATAAATCTATCGCCATCTGTAGTTGCTAAACCTGTAAACATACTATTAAAATTATCTACAATAGTTAGTGAGCTTGCTGTAAAAGTTGCATCTTTTGTTTCTGCAATATTATTCTTAACTCCAGTTGTTCCGATGGTTGCAGGAGTTTGATTTAAATAAATGGAATCTGTGCCTGCTACAAGCCCTTTTATAGGTCCTTCCGAAATAAGATCGTATATTACTGCTGTTTGATATTCGTTTGGACTATTTGTAATATTTGAACTAAAACTACCTTGAGTTAATCCTCCTGCAGTTGTTCCACTACCTTGTGTGGCATTTATTATATTTTGTAAAAAACTACTCATTTCTTTTGTCCTGACGCTCCATTTCCGCCCCCACCTGCTTGATTATGTCCATCGGTATCTTGACCGTAGTCTCCCCATGATCCTGGAGGAGATGAATCATCTGGCTCAACAAGTGTATATCCTGTTTGTTCAAAATTTACTCTGTTTGGTATAAAACCAAAATTTGTGATTGCTCCACCTACAATTAGTTCTCCATATAATAAAGGTACAGGAACTCCTTGTTTTGTGTTGTTTTGTGGTCCATCAAATAAATAACTTTCTCCTGCTTCAGAAGGGCTATCTGGAGTAAAATATCCTGTAACACCTGACATTGCTAAACCTGCTCCTAATAATTGGGTACCGGCTGCAGCTATTTCTCCATAAGTTGTTAGTTGTGTAGTAGATATTTCTACAGTTCCTCCTCCTGTAGCGGACATATTCAGAGTGCCTGAAGTTGTTTCCGTAAAAGGTCCTCCTAGATTCATAATAAAGTCATATCCATACATAAAAAGCACAATACCTACAATTACTTTAATTACATCGCTTGCACCTGCACCAGCAGCTTTTGGAGTAATAATTATAGTATCTTTTGGATGCTCTAGCATTACTGCAAAACCATCCTCAACTAAATCAGCCCCATTTAAGATATCAAAGTCTATGCCTTTTTCTGCACATTTTAGTAAATAAGATTTGAAGCCTTCTGTTTGACATTCAATAAGTTTAAAAATATCACGAAAATTCTTGACATTCATATGCCAGTCAGTGCCAAACTTTTCTCCGAGTTCTCCCATTAACTTAACGTGGGTCATATATTTCTACTCCTTTATCTGGGTATGATACAATTAAATATGGTATCTGCAATGCTTTTGACATATCTTTGTCATGCTTGCTTGGATGACAATTTTGCATATAGTGACTATGGACTATATATTTTATTTTAGAAATTAACTGATACTTGCCTAAAACTTTTCCGTCAATTTCAAATTGATTTTCTTCTGTGGATATATTCTCACAAGGAATATATTTTTCTTTGTTATTTTGCTCAACAATAAGTCCACACATTTCACGAGGTGCCTCAGTAGCTGCCTGAGCAAATATTTCATCGAGAAACTTCATTTGAAACTTTTTGATCCTGGAAACGCTCCAAATGGTAATGTTACTGTTGAGTTAATTTCGGTTTTTCCTAAAGAGGATGCGCTTGTTATATCAATTGGAGTAAATCCAAAGCGCTTTCCACAAGACGTTAATGTTTTCCCACATTCATCTGCTCGTTTCCAAAAATTATTAAATCCTGGAGTATTCCCTGTATGTGATACAGTAGTTTTCCAGATAAAAGTGGTTCCTCCACTAGTATGCGTTACTATATCATTGAGTCTGTCATCTGTAAAAGCGCTATAAGCTGTGCTTGCAGAATATGCTCCTTGATGTACTCTTACTCTTTCAAATTTTGAATTTGAATCAGAAGGAGTTCCAAGTGCAGATTTTGCTCCAGCTGTTGCTACTTGCCAATACTCATTTATATTTGCGCTTGATAATGTGCCATTTGAATTTACTTTTGTTGCTGTTGCAGTTGTCTTAACAAAAGCTTCTACTGCAAAGTTTGTACCACTTGAGGCAGTTGTATAATTTGTAAAACTAGTAGATGCTGGAACTATAGATTCATTGTCTATATTAACATATACTGTAAACTCTACTCCAGTCATTGCTTGCCCATTAATATAGTTATGGGGTGTATATTTACTTTCTCTATGCCAACTACATCCTCCACACTTAGCATGTTCTGCTAAGTCAGGACTTGCACCAGTATATTCCCAAGGACAAGCATTAGAAATTATTTCTCTAGCAGGAATTTTTACACCTTGTAAATCATAAGGTGCTACAAGTTCAAAACTAATAAAAGCAGCATCTCTTGATGTTATTTTAGATATTGTCCAAACTTGTCTTGTAAATTCAATAGGAGTATTGCCTGAACCTGGATCTGAAGATTCGCCTTTTAAGTATCTTTTTAAAGTTAATCTTCTGACTACTTTCTTACCTACAAGAGAATCAAAATCTGTAGTCCCCATTTGAGTCGCAAATGCAGTACTGATAAGTGTTACATTTAGAGTAGGTCTAGATATTGCTCCTGTTACTTTTATGTCGAATCCATCAGAAGTAATTGGCAAAGCTACATAAGTTCGTAGTGTCGATGGACTATCATAATCATACATTTGTAAGGTTGAAAGATCATCATCTAATCCCCTAGTTAAATAAGCAAACTGCCCATTAGGTTTCTCAAGTTCAAATAAAGTAACAAGTTCAGATCCTGGCTGTTGTTTTTGTAAATCTTGATTGATTGTCATGCTTCATAAACCCTTCTAAATGTTGCTCTCAAGCTATAGAAATTATCGTATGACCAAGATTGTGACCAGTCTGAGCATATACATAATATAGTTTCTGTACTTGAACTTTCATTACTATCTTCTAAATTAAATTTGAATCTACTTACTGCTCCAAGACTTTCAAAGAAAGCGACTAAATCATCTATTTCTGCTTTTGGTCTATTTGAAAAAGACACACTCAGTGTTTGATTCAAATTATTAATTCCATCTGCAATTCTAGATTCATAGCCATCTCCAAAACTTAAAGTATGAGTTTTAGGTGCTGTTCCACGAGTAAATCCTTTATCAGGTTGTACTGGTGCGCTGAATCCTGTAATATTTCCGTTATCTGCTTTATATATTCCGAATGCCATAATTTCTTAGAAAGGGCTTAACATGCCGCCTGGTCGTTGTTGTTTTTGAATTTCTGTCTGTACTGCTCCAGCAACTGCTTTACCAAATCTATACATATCGTCTCCGCTACCTTCAGAAGATGTTTCTCCTGTTGTCATATTTACATTTACACTAATATTGTTTCCACCTGTAGCTCCTTTCATGTCTACAGGAATACTTCTGCCATCTGGTAGAGGAACAACTGCTTCATTGTGTTTTCCTTCCCCAACTAAATATGTTGGTTCTGTTGCGACTCCTCCACTGCTATACCCTTTCATAACTCCGCCTTTAGCCATAGGGATAATTCCACCTTCTGCTAATCCAAATACAGGAAGTGCCATAATTGAAGCAGCTAATTTAGCTGATGCTATTTTTGCCATTTCTTGTACAATAAGAGTAAATAAGCTTTTAAATGCTTCTTTTGCAGTTGCTGCTCCCATTGCTATATCATAGAACATTTTTTCAATTCCTTGTGCGAATGTTTGTTGTATTTTAAACGCATCTGTAGTAGATTTTTCATACGCTTTTGATTGTTGAATTATTACATCTCGTTGTTTTTCTAGTAATTCTAATTCTTTTTGTGCGTTTAAAAGATCATCGTCTTTTAACTCTCTCATTTTATATCGTTGCTCTACAATTTTATCATTTGCTGCTAATGTTGCTAAATTATTTTGCTTTATTTGTATTTTTTCTCTTGCAAATCGTGCTCCTGCGTCTTTTCTACCAGATAGCCCTGCTAGATCAGCTTTAAGCCCTTCTCCATCAATGAGCCTTTGTTGTCGATTTTTAAGAACTGAATCAATTGCTCTTACTGCCTCTGTTGCTTGTGTACGTACTTCTCCAACAGTTGAGCCATCAAGTTTAATACCAAGAATTTTCTCAAAGTAAGTAAGATCACTACTAGTTAAAACATCGCCTGCCGCCTTGTTTGCTATTTCATCCATAGCTTTTTCAATAGATGCTGCTTCTTGTCCAAAGAATCCAGATCTAAATCCTTTATACGCATCAGATCGTCGAGTTTCTGTTGATTCTTGTATATTTTTTAATCCTTTTAGTGCTTGTCCTGTTGAAGTAATTTTTAAAACAAAAGCACCTAGTGCATCTTGGTCTAAATTAACAACATCTCCAAATGCAGCGAGTTCTGGTATTATCTCTGTTAACCGTTTAAATGATTCACGTACTCCTTTTGCATATTGTTCTTGTTTTTCGGGATCTTGAATTGCCTGTACTTTTGCAATTTCTCCTATAATTCCTGAAGTATTTAAAGCATTTGCTCTAATTTCATCTGCTTTTAATCCTTGGGGATTTTTATTTTTGAATCCGTCTACGATTGTGTTTACTTCCGATAGTATTCTTTGTTGTGCACTGAGAGATTCATTAAATTCCATATTTGCTTGTTTTCCTTCTCTCATATCTTTTACGTACTTCATCATACCTGTTTCACCAACTTTTTCTGCATGAGTTCGTAAATTATCGGCTGTTTCTTCAAAACCTAAAAAGTCCATTACTTTCGCTACTCCACCTAGTATAGATTTATATATTCTATCTATATTAAGTAGTAAGTCCATTATCATTTGTCCAGCAAGAACAAGAAGTCCAATAAATCCAGCTTTACTCATAGCTTTATTTACAAAGGTAACAAAACCTGCTGTTATTGCTCCCATACCTGCCATTACTCCAGTCCATCCTGCTTTTATTCTAGTTCCAAGAGTTCTGAAGGATAATTCAACTCTTTTTACAACCATTTTTGTTTTAGCAAACCAACCTTGACTTTGCATATTCATTTGAGTAAAACTAGTTTGTAAACTTCTAACTACAGCAATATCTTTATTTTTAAATATACCTGTAACAATCTTTCCATGTTTCTTGTATTGAGCCTCTGCAGATCTTAATGCTTTGTCTAAGTTTGATTTATCTGCTCCTCGCATTTTTCCTGTAGCAGCACGTTGTAGTACTGGAGAGTCACTTCCTTTTGCGAGTACTTTTGCAGAGGATTGTACACCTGTTGCACCTGCAGCTCTTGCTGCTTTTACTCCTTGTTTTGTTTGTTCTACTTTTTGTCGATATTCATCTAAGTCTTGTTTTGCTTTTTCATAACTTGCAGTGTGTGTATTTGACCAATTCTGAAGTCTTTCTGTTAATTCTGTTTGTGAAGGTATGACTTGTTTAATAATTGAAGCCGCAAAAAGTCCGATTGCCAAAGCGGCAACTTTTACATTATTACTAAGTACATTTGCAAAGAAATTTGCAATCGGGGCTATTCCTACTTGGAAGTTTTTGATTAAGTCTGAGAATACAATACCTAATCTATTGAAAGCATTAACAGGTACTTTTTCTCCAATCTCTCCAAAGTTTTCTGCTGCTTGTCGTAAGGTTTCATTTAATACCGCTTGAGATCTTTCGTATGTTGTTAGTTCGTCTGCATTTTTACCTACAAGTCGACCATAATCTTCTGTAGCCTTTTTGAGACGTAATGTAATACCAAGTTCATCTAATAGTTCTGGTTCAGCTTTTGTTGTACCCTGTACAATTCGATTAAATGTATCTTCAAAGTTTCTACCAAGAGCCTGTGCAGCTCCACGAGAAGCTTTTGCTACTTCTTCAATTTGAGAAGTATTGTAACCTTTTGCAATCATAATAGCTGCTGATTCACCCGCTTTTTGTAAATCAATCTGATGTCCAGTAGCTATTTGTAATTTTCTTGCTACAGTATCTAATGCGACACCAGTAGAGGCAGCATAAACTGCTTGAGATTTTTGAAGAGTTTCAAAGTTAGCTGCTTCTTGTAAAGATCTATAGACTGCTCCAAGAGCAAATAATGATGCCGCTAGTGTGGCATAGGCAGGCACAAGACCTCCAGAAATGCCTTGTGACATTTTAGAGAAGTTTTTACTAGTATTTGAGGAAGCTTGAGCAGCTCCTTTAAGACGTCTATCTGCAGTATGTGCAGATTTCCCAACTTTATCAACTTCTTTTGAAGCTTTCTTTGCTTTTGCACCGACAACTTTTAAATTATTATTATCATCGATTACTACTTTACCTATTACTTTAAAATCTGCCATTTATCTCTTTATATTTGCTGAGTTAATCCCAGTGCCTTTAGCCTTCGATCTACTGTCTGCGGCTTTACGTTTTCTTTCTAAATCTTTATTTATATTTGCTGAATTTCTTGCTTCAATATGTTTCAAGAAAAATACAGTCGTTTTGGTATCTTTTACTTCCCAAATTTCCAATAAAGTTCCTAAGGCGGATAAATCCTTTCCAAAGTACGATCCACTCATACCATCCCATCTGTCTGGTAAAAGGTCATGCAATAAAAAAGCCACCTGAACTTCAAAAGGATAATCTTCCGTAGTTGGTGGCATTTCTTCAGGGTCAGGGTCTGCTCCTGTCTGTTCACACATATCTAAGTAAACATCAAGAGTGACTTGCCCGTCTTTGTATTGTTTGTCTAAGAGACCAAGTATTTGTCTTACTTGGCTCTGGTAAAATTTTCTAAATCACCTGTTACTTCTGTAACCCAAGTATCGAAATCAGCTGCATTTTTCATCAGCGTTTCAGCGTTTTCTTGAGAAAATAAAAGTTCATCTTCGGGATCTAGACTACTAATGTCCACCAATAGAAGCTCTTCGAGGTAAGAATATTTTAAGCCTTTCCATCCCTTAATTACAGCTTTTACATACTCTACTAAAAACTTATCTTCATCTAATTGCTCATCAAATGCTCTAGTTTTACGATTGAACTTTTGAGATAAACAACGATTTCGTAGTTTTAGCAGTTCTTCCCTTGCCAAGTAGCAAAGGTCGACTGAAAATCCAGCCGTTCCTGGATAATCAACTGAAACTGTTTTGCTTGGAGTTAATAAACTCGCTAGTGATACTGATTTGTTTTCTTGTTCTGTCATTCTGTTTCCTGGTTAAATGAGGGGAGGGTTGCCCCTCCCTTCTAAAATTAAGTTACTGTTGGTCCGATAAAGATAAAATCAATTTCGTCCGCAGTGTCAACTGAGGTTGGTAGAGCATGGAAATTTGTTTCCAAGCTTACGATATCATCAATTGAATGTGTAGGTACTTCAAGATGGCAGTTGTTTAAGTTTGCAACTACTCTTGGAGTATTTCCTGTTCCACCAATAGTAAATGTCAAATCAAATGAATTTGTCACTACTGAAGTAGATTCAATGATGTCCTCAAATAAATCTGTACTAGATGCACCAGATGCAGGAGTATTTAAGTAACAAGTAAAGTTACCTGATACAGAACGAGTTCCTGTAACATGTCCTAAAGGCTGGTTTACAATGCCTAGTGTTTCTGGTGTTAAGAAAGTCATATTATTTGAGATAGTAATGTTTCCACCAGTTAGTGTTAGTGTATAAGTATCAGTCATACCTGCATTTGAGAACGTAAGCGTTGCTCCGTCTGCAATAGACATTGCTGCACTTAGTGTCAAAGTAGTACCTGATATTGCAGATACAGTTGTACCTGCGGTTACTCCAGTTCCTGAAACAACCTGTCCGACTTTGATTAATGCACTACCATTATCCAAAGTAACAGATGTAGAACTTGAGACTGCTCCGTTAACGGTATCTGTTACAACATCATTAGTTAAGACTAAATCTGTTAATCTGTTTCTAATAAAGTTATTAGTATCAGCTGCTGCTGTTCCTTCAAAGATAGTTGCAGTTGACATTGAAGTTTCTTCAGTTATAATTTTACCCATTCCTGACCAGTTTGCTGTTGCAATTCCATCAATATCAAAATCAATTGAAACTTCATTTACAACACAGCCTGCTATTTTATAAACAGTTGAACTAGCTTTACCACTGCCCATTTCGAAAAATAAGTCAAAAGTATCTAGTGCGACTTTGTTTGAATTTGTAAAAGCTATATTTGCGTCTGTACCATCAGCTGTTAAAGCTGTTCCAGATGCGCCTACTGCTCCACTTCCTGCCAAAGCGTTCCATAGAGGCTCTTCGACCATGTGATGATGCACTGATGAATGTTCACCACCTGATCCTGCTCCACCAGATTTAAAAGGTCTGATGTAAGTCTGAAATGACCATTCTGCAGGAGCGTAAGAATCTGTAAACATTTGTCTAGCTCTTCTACTGACACCCGCCGCTGTTGCCATCTCATTCAATGTAACTTCCGTTGCATTGGTTGCTTGAGAAAAACTAAATCCATCTAGTACTGGTATCTTATAGATTGCTCCTGCGCTATCAGTAAGATGAACTAATGTATCTCTCGAGTAATAAAATGTATCTGCCATTTTACATTCTCCTATTATTGCTTTGAAAAGGGTCGGCTAGAGTATTCTCTGCCTATCCGTTTTCATTAATATTGGACTGTCGCTATTATTTCGCCAATTCCAAAAGGTTCTAAAACTCCTTCGTCTGTGTCGATGGAGTTTAT